AGCCGAAGAAATAGAAGAAGAAGTAGAAGAAACTAGAGTAGCTGAAGAAGAAAAAGGTGGTATTACTTCACAAATGTTAAATGTTGTAGCCAACACAATACAAACAGCAACCAACAGTGTAAGCGGTACAACATCAGGCACATCCATCCATGCAACAGGAAATACAAAAGCATCAGGCGGTAGTGTCGCAGGAAATACAACAGCGACAGCCGTAACCAGTAGTGTTACAGGTGGACAAAGCATGTCAAACTCACCGAGCATCTCAGCTCAAGTGGTTAGTTCAGTGGTACAAACTCAACAAGTTTTAAATAGTTTTAGTACCGACAGTAGTGTTACAAGTAGTACAATGGTTACTCAAAACACAACAGTTGGTGAAACAACAAGTACACAAAATGCAGCAGTAGGAAATACCACAGGTAACGAAAACACATCAGTAGGAAATACCGACAGTGGTAGTAACGTAGCTGTTGGTTCAACTACAACAACAACTACTGAAACCACTACCAATACTAGTGTTGCGAGTAATACAAGTGGTAACAATAATACAGCAGTAGGGAGTACAGGTGGTGACGAAAACGCAGCAGTAGGTGAAACAACTGGTCCTCAAAACACAGCAGTAGTATTTGAGAACAACATACAAGACCAGCAAGAACAATTAGAACAGCAACAAGAAGAGACAGGAGAATACGCAGACTCTACACAGCTTGTAGCTTATATGGGTACAGTGCCGGGATTTGATGCATACAGACAAATAGCTATGCCACAGGCTTCTGCATGGTATGAACCTAAAGATATTTACATGTCGGCTTTGATGCCTGATAACAATCAAGCATTCTTTGGAATGTATTCAGATAGTTTGAATGGATTAAAAGCCTTACAAGATTTACAACCTAACTTATAACGGAGAAATAAAATGGATTGGTTTCAAAATAAAACAACACAAATAATTGCATTGGCTGGTATTGTTAGTACTCTAGCAGGCTTTGGCTACACAGGTGCAACATACGTTAATCGTATAGAAAATTTAGAATCTAAGATGGTTCGATATATAAATGAAATAGATACTTTAGCAGATCAAGTGACAGTATTAGATAAGAATGTAGTTGCTGTTGGTGAACAAATTAAATCATTAAATATAGAGACACAGGATTTAACACCCATTAAAGATGACATCGTTGCACTACAGACAAGTGTTGCAGGTATTAATGCAAGTGTTGATTCTATGTACGATGATGTAAGAAGTTTAAAAAATATGAATGATAATCCGCTAGCTAATTAATCAACGTACTGAACAGCAGTTATCTCATCTTCAAGGTATCGATGTATGCCTTGAAGTTTTATTGTGCCTTCGTGTACAATCTTCTTGATAACCTGTGCATCTTCTTTATTTCTAAAAACTTTGTCGATGTCTTTCATAGGTAGTCCTCCAAGATCAGATACTATGTTTCCTTTAGAGTCTAGTACAATTTTAAAAGTGAGTAAGGTTGCTTCCATTATATTATCTCACATGCGCCAGCAGTACAGGCTAGTTCTTTAGTGTTCTCGGTCATGTCTTCCTTTTCGTATTCGGTGATTAGATCCCAATTAATTTCGTGAACAGTCTTATTCATCCACTCTTTGTATTCATCTTCTGTGATCTCTTGGTAAGGTGCTTGTTGGTAGGAATGATCTGCATACGGCAGAAACGAAACTCCTGATATTCTATCAAAGTTATCCCATACCCATGCACCAACCTTTAACCACTCAGCTTCTCTAACTGAGATGGTGGCTGATGGTTTGTGTTCGCACCAATTATCTTGATACATCTTCCATATTTCTAAATGCTCTATAGCTGATAGATCTATTCTTGTTAAAGATTTACTAGGAGACTTAATAGGAAAGTAAAACACTAAGGTATGTTCGGGCTTAGTAATATCGTCTTCGTGATATACTCCTTGATCAACCATGAGCTGTGCAATAGGATCTTTCTTATCGGCACGAACAGTTCTTAAATAATATTCGCTGTGTCTTGTATGAATACCTGATGCACTGTCCACTAACTGACTGACAGTACCGCTTGGTTTAACACAAGTAATAGCGACTGATTGTTTAATTCCTAGATTAGATGCCCAACCTTCGTTCATTATAACAGCTCTGCTTTTCAAAACTTCTAATCTCTTTGGTAAATTGTTTCCTTCGATCAATCTTTTATTATCCATAATACCTGTAAGAGACACACCAAGAAGTGCTTCTTCCTCTGTGTTGTCTTTCCAAGCTTTTGTCAAGTATCTAAAGTTAGTTAAGGTTGCTTGAAACGTACCGAGAATAGTAGCGAGTTCTACTTTTCTTTCTAAGTCTTTCCAAGTATCATTAGGTCTTACGACAACTTCTGTTAGGTTACAGAACTGTTTGTTGCGTAGTATAATTTCACTGCAAGGATTACATCCAAAGTCTTTGTACTCTTCTCGTCTTCCGTTCTTAGCAGCCTGTTCTTCAGCAGCTTGACGATTAAAGATACCACGCTCACCACTTTTAGAATCATATAAAGATAACCATTCGCGCATGAATGCTCCCATCTCTGCTGAGTCTGTATAAGCTACTGAGTTATTGGACAATGCTCGATGCTGGCTGTGTTCCCACCAAGAACCTGACTTAGCATTACGCATACGCTCGTCTGAGAGGTTGCTGAGTGAGATCAAAGCGCTACGTCTAACACCACCCACCACAACAACTTCTGCGATCTTACACATCAAATCATGACAATCAATTGATACGAGTTTCTTTTGGTTCTTACTGAGTGCATCTTTAAAAATGTTTATAGTAAAATGCATGAGATCATCCAAAGGCGCTGGACCACTGGCACGACCACCAAAGGTTTTAAGTCTTGCACCTTGAGGTCGAATGTTACTAAGATCCCACTGAGGAATGTGTCCTGCATAAAGCAAAGACATCAGTTCTTTGTATGCTTTTGCCCATCCAATCTTTGAGTCAGCTACTTTGATGATAGTATCTGTCTGATGTAGTTCTTCTGGTAGATCAGGAAGTTTATTAACGTACTGTCTTTCAACACTGAATCCAACACCTGTGCCACACATAAGAATATAAAGTGTTTCATCGAATGCACGAACAGTATCGACAGCAACATAACTACAATTAAACCCTGCTACGTTGTCTCGTTCTAAGGCTGTGCCTGCTGACATTAAGGCTCGCATACTTGGCATTATATCCAAATTAAGAACAGCTTGTTCTAACTGTGGTCGCATGTCTGTTATATCTGTATCGTTGTTCTTCTTTAAATGCTCTTGCATAAAGTCAAAGTATCTTGCAACTGTCTCTTGCCAAGTCTCTCGTCTTCCTGTATCTTCGTTCCATCTTGCATATCTGCTAAGATGTATGAACTCTTGATAAGTTGTAGGTAGTTTAGTTTGTTCCACTTTTTGTTTTCTCCTCTGTCCATAAGTGTATTGCTATTATAGCATAATGAATAATCTTTAACAAGTCTCCTTGATTCTTGTACTCTCCTGTTACAGGATCAGGTTTCTTACCGTACCTCATTGCGTACTTCATTATGTTTCCTATACAAAAAGCTTCTCCGTATCCTGCATCTATTATCATATCCGTTGCTTGATACTTTCCGTAGCCATAGTGTCTCTCATATGTACTGTCTACATATCTTTTTATTTGTTCGATTGTATAGTGTTCATTGAACTTGTAATGTTCATCCATTATCCTATGTGCTTCTTCCATTAGTTCTTCCATGTTAATCTTTCTCCTCTTCTTTCCATTGTTTAGGTAAACTTTCTGCGCTGTACCATCTGAATCCATTCTTTGATGCCCACTCACCATGACTTCTTTTAGTACCATCTCTTCTCATCTTTGCATTAGGCATAGGTGCTGATGGATTAGAAAATAGAAATACTAATTCACAATCATCTGGTAGTATCTCTTTAATCCATTTGTACTTATTGTATTCAGCATAATCCCAGAACCTTCCTTTTGCTTCTAAGTATATAACTTTATCTTCTAAGATACGAATGAAATCAGGATGATACTTATGTGGGATTGAATACTCTATGATTCCTTTGTGGTGTTCCCAATGCTGTAGTTCTTCTTGGTGAAGGTCGTACTCCCATTTGGAATCGTATCCTTTAGGTAATCCTTTTTCAGTAGGTCTTTTCTTTCTTGGTTTTCTTTTCATATTAGTGTATTGTGTCCTCTCCTTTAGGAGGTCTTATATCATTCTCTCTTATAATTAATTCTGCTTTGATTAGTTCTTCTAGTCTTGTTAAGAGTCTCTCATCTAGTTCTTCTATGTCTGCTCCTGAGAACAAGACACCACCTATTGATATTAAAAGCTCATCTAGTTCTATTGTATTTAAATCTAAAGCAATCATAGTTCCTTCTTCTTCCTGTTCATCTTTACCCATAAAAATCATAACCACCTGTCTTTACTTTTTGTTCGTTAATTAAGTCTTGTTGTAATTGTTCTAATGTTAATTGTGGGTTTCTTTTAACTCTTTTGTAGATCCATTTCAAAGAATAGGCACTCAACATAAACTTTCTATTTAAATAAACATGCGTTTGTTCTGATAAATATTCTTCTAAATTATTTATGTTAATTTGTTTTGCATCTTCTTCGTCAGGAATAATACTGCGCAACCAATGGACCAGTAGTTGCCTGCCTTTTCGCCTTACTTCTTTAGCTCTTTTGCCATTCATTTGTCACCTCTTCTACTCTTGGTTGTTTAACCACAGTCGTAAAAAATGCTAGGTTTTTCGCGTACTTAAATACTCTCAAACCTTGTCCGTTGTTTGAATCTTTATGACATGTGAACTTATGTCGGCAATAGACACACTGTTTAGGAAGCTTCATGTTCCCTGCTTTGCCGTCAGATATAGGATTATAACACAAGCTAGGCGGATTGTCAAGCTTTAATTCTCTTTTTAATTTAGCGATCCTGTGTTTGATGTTTGGTTTATCCATCTCTGCTGGAATAAGAAGCGACAGTTCTCCAGTTTCTTTGTTGATTGCTAAGAAGCCTCCGTTGTTTGTACCTTCACTTGATTCATAACCTGCAAGCTGTGCCATGTAACCAAAAGGATCGTCTTCAGGTAATGTTCCATTTCTAAATTTCTGGAAAGCAAAACCAGAAGCAGACTTAACATCAATAACTTCTCCGTCTATGATACAATCCATGTGACCAAGCACACCCGATACCTTAACTTCTTTTTGTTCTCCTTCAACTTTGTGTCCTGCTAAACGAACCAACATCAATACGACTTCTTCTAAGATATGTCCATACAGAAACTTAATCTGTGTTGAAGGTTTCATAGGAAGTGGTTCATCTTTTGATTTAAAATCATACCAAAGTTGACGATTAGGCTTACCCACATTAGACATCCTTAATGTTTCTTTCTTTCTTTCGTAAGGTGTAGCCCATTGAAGAAGAATATCTTTCATGGCATTGCCAAATTCTTCAGCATCTTTTTCAGATATGTCTAATGCTTTGCCGTTACTAAGCCCATCAAGTTCTTTGTAGATGTCTTCTATTAATGTATTTAGTTTTTTCATAGTGTTACTGGTAGACCTTCTATAATTTGTTGAGCAGTATTTCTATCTGTCTTAAACCACTCTCCGTTATTTTTCTTAGCAATCTTTTTAAGTTCTCGCATAACTTTTGTTTCTGCTTTTCTTCTATCTTTAAATCTTCTTGCATATAAAAGTCTATAATCCCTGTGTGGACTGCTTGTTTGATAACCATTACATCTGTCTTCTGCATCAACAGCCATTCCAATCTTGAGCCAACCATCAAAAGAAGGATTAGCTATTATATATACATAACCTTCTGTAGTTTTTTCATATCCTTTTAAAGATGAGAAAGCAGCGCCTTCAAATGTTTTATATCTTCCTGCTTTGTACAGAGGATGAGACTTAGGTATGTATTTTCCATTAACAAACATGCGTGTATTGTTTTTCTTTTCATGTGAGTTTACTCGTCTTCTTCCGTCTGCTTGTCCAACGTACCACCATTCTCCGTCTTCAAATCTTATGTTTTTTGTTTTAGTGTGTTTCATTTTTAATTAACTCCTTTGTTTTAAAACAATATTTTTTAAATAAATCTATCTTTATGAGACAAGCAATCTTGGGTTGTGAGTCTCCAAAACCAGTTAGTTTTCTTGATTGTATATTATTAGTTATAATACATTCTATAATTTTAATAGGAGTTATATATAAAAGTTCTTGTCCTGTAAAAATAATCCAGTAATCTGCTTTTGTTGTTAATAAAGCGGAAGGTTTATCATACATACTTAATTCAATTATAATATTACCTGTCTCGCAACTTTTGTAATCTCCTTTAATTTCTATTTTTTTGTTTGTTTCTGGTATGAAAAGATCATAGTCTTTAAACTTACCATCAATTAAAGTAGCACACGGATATTTATTTTTTATTTTGTTTAACAAAAATTCTTCTATGTCTCTGCCTCTCTTTAAATCTTTTATAAAATTATCTCGGCTAGTGTGTTTCACTCCAGTCATCTCCTACTTTATATTCGGCATCTAATGGACACCTCATGTTATAATAATCTCCTGCATCTTCAATTGCTTTGACTGCAAGAGAACCAAAATCTTTAGCGTGGTCTTCTCTGACTTCGACTTGCCATTCGTCATGTATGTTGGCAACAAACTTATAATCCAAGTTGTTTTTTGTTGCTTCTTTATCTAAGATAATTAATGCTCTCTTCATTACGATTGCTCCACCGCCTTGTAGTAAACTATTCAAAGAAGCGTGTGCATTTCTTATGAAGATCCTTCTTCCGTCTAATCCTTTGAGATAACCTTTTCCTGCTGCTTTCGTAACTCTCTCTCTAAGTCGTTTAAATGAAGGCTGATTAGCAAAGAAACGTTCCTTAAGTCTTGATCCATCTTCTTTGCTTCCTCCAACCACTTGTCCAATCTTTGCATCTCCTGCTCCGTATAAGAGTGCATAGATGAAAGTCTTTGCCTGATCTCTTGATTTAAGTCCTGCAGTTTTTTGATTACGACTGTGTATGTCTCCGTTGATAATTTCATTTGTAAATTCCTCGTCTTTCATATAGTGAGCAAGCATCCTTAACTCCAAACCTGAAGCATCAATACCTACTAATTTATTTCCTTTTTTAACTGTCCAACAAGACCTGCATTCTTCTCCGTAAGGACTCTTGACAGAAGGAACTTGAGCCATGTTGGGATTACGATGTGTCATTCGACCAGTGATTGTTCCATTAGGTATCACAAAACCATGCACTCTGTTGTCTTCTTCAACAAACTTAATCCAAGATTCTACTTGAGCAATTCTTTTCTGAAGAAGAAGATACTCTGCAATGAGTTGAGCTTCAGGTATGTCTGTTATTTTATGTAGGACTTTCTCGTCAACAATGGGCTGACCTGTGGGTGTAAATTTCTTAGGCTTCCATCCAAAGTCTTTTAAGTATTCTCCGATCTGTTTGCGTGATCCTAAATTAAAAGGGATCTCGTATGTACGAATAACAGAAAGCTCTCCTTTTAATAAGTGTTCTAATTCATCATCAAAAAGTTTTGTTCTTTTTTTTGTTGTTTCATTGTATGCCATTCTACCTAGCTTACCACTCTTTAAAATAATAGGTGTCAGTTTTTCTTTCATTACTCTAGGCTTGAAAGTTTCGTGTACTTCTTCCTCAACCAAATTCATTCTTTCATAAAGACTGGCTAATAAACTCTCGGCTTTTGTTTGATTAAACTCGAAGCCGTCTTGTTCTTGTTCTTTTAGTATTAAACTTACTCCTTGTTCAAGACGTGCGCTTTCTTTTGAGAATCCTGCCGACTCTTGTTGAATAAGTCTATGATAAACTTGAGTATTAAGTTGAACATCTCTAACGCAGTATTCCATCATCTCTTCAGAGTATTGTGAGTAGTCTTCAAACTCAATCTTGTTGTAGTTAAGTTTATATCCCCACATCTCAAGGCTATGTCCACCCTCTCGTACTGGATTGAACAACCTAGACAATACAAGTGTATCAATTACTTTCTTGTTTGAGAGATCAACTCCTGTTAGTTTTTTAATAACAGGAATGTCAAACCCTATGATGTTATGTCCTAATAACACGTCTGCTGATTTTAATAACCCAAGACCTGACTCTAACTGGTGAGGAGCAAACCGATAGATTTTGTTAGAATCAAGGTCTTGAGCTACGATACACCACATCTTTGTGGCTCTCAAATCGTCTGTTTCAATGTCAAATACAAGCTTAAGCATAATCGTCAAACTCTATGTCTTTGCCATCGTCTTCGTAATCTTCTGTTGGAATCTCATTTAAACGACCTGTCTCTCTGTCGTAAAGAAGCCGACAAGCCAGACCAACATCACCTGTGTATCTTGATTTCAATACACGAAGCTGTGTCGTATTGGATTCTTGAACATCTTCTGCTTGTTGATTTCTTTCTAATGCGATTACACAATCACTTAACTGTGCAATAGATTGACTACCTCTCAAGTGACTGAGACTTACTTGGACTCCGTTCTCGTGTCCTTTGTTCCCGTCTACTCGTCTAAGGTGAGACACTAAGATGAGTCCTGCGCCTGTCTCTTCGCAAATAGATCTAAGCTTAGTCATAATAGAATCAATGGCTCTACGTTCATCTCCTTCAAACATCGCACTGACTAACATGTGTAAGTGATCGACCACCACCCATTTACATCCACAGCCAACAATCATGTATCTTAGTTTAGAGAAGATGTCTTCGATAGAGTTTGTTCCGAAATGTGCATGTACCCACACACGATTCTCATTCTTTCCGTTATAAAGTATATCAAAGTAGTTATTAATTTCTTCTTTAGAAAGCTGTTCTAATTCTTGTTCAATGTATAGTCTCTTATTGGCTTCGATAGATAGAATACCACTGATGGTTCTGTTAGGATCTTCTTCTAAGGCAATGATACCTACATTATCTTCTGTGTTTTTAATGAGCCAGTGTTCTAGTTCTCTAGTGACACTGCTTTTTCCTAGCCCTGTACCACCTGTAAAGGTGACAAGTTCTCCTTGTCTCAAGCCATATAGTTTCTTGTTGAGTCCTTCATAAGGATAAGGAACACTCGCTTTCTTTTCTCTTGTAAAGAACTTCTCTTTAAACTCTGATACATTGATAACACCTGCAGGAGTATAAGTCTTAGCTGACCACCATGCTTGGCTGAATGAGTTTGCTTTATTGGCAATCAACATATCATTTGGATCATTGAACTGTTCAGGCAGTGTCATAATCTTTGCTTTGCTTGGAGTAAATAACCTAGCTACTTTTTGGGAGGCTTGCTTTCCTGCTTTGTCGTTGTCAAAACAGATGACGATGTTATCAAAAGATTCTAAAAACTCTAAGCTTTCTTTAACGTCTTTGACTGCACCTGAAGCACCTCGTTTGATAGATACGACTGCCCATTTTGATCCAAGCATTTCGTATCCTGCCATCGCATCGCATTCTCCTTCAACAAGAGTGACGTACTTACCGCCACCACTGAAGAGTTGCTCTCCAAATAGACCTGCTTCTGCAGTAGAACCAGTCCAACTAAAGTTTTTAGATACTCCGTCATGGCTTTTGTATCGTACCTTTGTAGCAACCATTTGATTGCCTGAATAAAAAGGATAGATGTGATCGCCTGTTGCTTCAACAACTTTAACTCCGTACTTAATGGCTGTTGCCTTAGATATTTTACGATCTGTTAAGTCTGTGAATGTTCCATTGGAAGGAACGCTTAACTTATTTCTGTGATCTTTTATTTTAGATACACTTGTTGTTGTTTTTCTTTCTAATCCTTGAGACTCACATGCCTTGTCATAATCGTGGAAGTGTGTGTCGCAACTAAAACAGTGCGCTGATCCGTCTTTGTTCTTACCGACTGGATCTGATCCACCACACTCAGGACAAGGCAGTTTGTATTCATCCCAATTTGATCCTTCATGATCTGTCATCATTTGTTTTGCTCCTTCTCGTTATTAAAATCTGTGGTAGTTTTTTAGTTCCGAAGATAACTACCAACTCCTCCAACAGCAACATAACCATCGGTTTTTTAAGTGCCTGTCAACACTAGTTTGTAAGTAAACTAAACTCCTGACCCTAGGATTTTAAGTCATACTCTCAGGACTGATGACATAAGGCTTTGATTGCTACGCCACGAATATCTCAGCCGATACTATGTATGGACTACTCTATCCTATAGTGTGGTAAATACTTCTACAATCACCTTATGGTAGTTTTGATATAGCAGACTACCAAACTGCTAGATAAAGCGTTGTTCATTAACAGGATTTATACTTTAAATGCTATCCTCTTTTCCGCATACTTTATCTTTAATTAATCCTCTTCAGGAGGAAAAGCATCTGTCTCTTCAATGTCAACTTCAGCTTCTTCTTCACCATCGTTGTTCACAATCTCTACAATTCGACTCGAAAAGAAATTGATACTTGCTTGTATCTCTTCCAAATCAAGAGTCATGTTTGCTTTCTTTTGATTGAGTCTTTGAAGTCTACCAAAGATGGCTTGACCTTCTACTGGTAAGTCATCCACTGAAAGTTGAACATCATCAATAGTGATGTAAGGCATTTCGTTTTGAGCTTCTTCGTTCATATTGTTCTCCAGTTTAAATTAAAATTCATCATCGTCAAAGTCGCTTTCACCGCCACCGCCTGAGTATTCAACAAGGTCAATGATCTTTACTTTGACTAGATCAAGCCCTTGAAACTTACCATAGGTGTTATCAACTGCCCACTCTCTGTACTTGACTAATACTCTTGAGCCATTGCCTACAGTCAGGTCAACTTGCTCTCCGTTAGCATCATATAGTTTGGGTTTGATATTAGGTGTTCCGTCTTTACGACTTACCTTTCTTTTAACCATAACAGCTCTGCCTTCGTAATGATCGGAAGTCTTTTGGCTTCCATCTTTCTTCTTAGCTGTTCCGTTAATAGTAGGGAAACCTCTTGCTTCTAAATCATCTGCTACTGCATCATCAATGACCAGTTCTATTTGATAGACTGGTTCAAAGGTAGTGCTAGGCACAGTGACGTTAGCCCAGTAAGCAATTCCTTCTACTGTTTTAATACTGTTATCCATAATTATATATTTACCTCTCTCTTTTATTTGTTTAAGTTAAAATAGATTAAGCGACATTATACCACATCTTGATATAGATGTCAAGTCTTTTTTTAAAAGTATGGATAAAAATAAAGGCATTGGTTTTTTGCGAATCATTAGAAAAACCAAAAAGAAAAACTAATCTGTTCAGGACAGCACGGATCTTACCTAGTTGTTGATGAGCAAAACTAAGAAAGAATGTGGTAAGATACCGCAAACTCTGTGTTGTTGTTATTATTACTTTATTATTATCCATCTATTATTATAAGGCTTTATTAAGTTCTTGTCAAGTGTTAATTACCACCTCTCCACTTCAACAACTTCGGAGTCGTTTAAACAGTGTTCGTATGTTTCAATATGATCACCATCCATGTAGCGATCTCTTGCATCTTCTTCGGATTCTGCTTCGACCTCATATCTTTCGTACCAGTGTCCTACTACTTTAACATCTACGAAGTAAGTGTCTAATTCATTGGTCATTATTTTGCTCCTTTGTTATTATTTATTTCTTTGTGTATAATCATAGTGATAGGCTTTGGGATTATCTAAACCATTAACAATCTTTATTCTACCTAATCCATGCATCTTAAACTTAGCCTTATTAAGTAATTCATAATCATTATTATTATTTAATCTAATCACTATAGACATATCTTTAAACTGTCTTAGATAATCTCTAGCTGTTTCTATGTCTTTTAAGTTTAGGTTTAGTCCAGTCCAATTATAATTATTATTGTCATTCATTTGTTTTACTCCTTTGTCAAGTTAGAGGGTATCATAGTTTAGATCAAAAGTCAAGTATTATTTTTTATTTAACTGTTGTATTTTTCCAACACTTCTTTTAATTTAAAAACTCTGAAGGTTTCTCTCTCCAAGTTTTCTTCTTGATAAACTCCTAAGTAATAATCTCCAGTCATGCCATCTCTAAATACTTTTAGGTCATATTCCTCAAAGACTTCTATGAAGTTGTTAAAGGCTTCTTGATTCAAAACGCTCCTCCGCTATTATTTCTAAGATGACATCTAAATGATCATCTGCGTGTAAGTTTCTATTGTGTGCAATCTCATTGATCTCTCTTGAAAGTGTACCATGATTTAATTCTTCTTCAATATCTTCGTAGATACTTTCAAAGATTGATTCGTTTACTGGGTTGCTCATGTTTTATTCTCCTTCGTTATTATTATAAAATTCATCTACATAATCTGCAATGCTGTCAGTAGAAAACCCTTTAGAAATCAATAAGTTATGTTGTCTTTCTAATTCATCTTCTAGGTCGTAGCTCATGCCATTCAGATAATATAAATCGTTTTCGTCTTGGTAATCGTTGTCGTTAAATTCGTAAGTCATTATTGTGATCCTCCACTTTGTTTCCATTGATTAAAAAATGTTTCTCTTACCCAGTCAATAACCTTTTCTTTATCTTCTTCTGATTCAAATTCAGCTTCAACAAGTAAAGGTTCCATTTCATTTGCGTATTCGTTTAGTTTTGTAAAGTCTTTTCTAGTATCTAAGTATCTATTATAACTCATTGTCATAGTCCTCCTCTGTTTCTCTTTCCATCTCATCTAATCGATAAGACATTAGTTCTCTTAGCATTTCATCTTGGTTGAGCCTGTTATGTATCTCATCCTCAATAAACTTTTTCTGCTCTGATTTAGTCCACGTTAAACCTAATTTAATCATGGTTTCTAACATCTTCTCAGACTTTTGCCGTGCTTGTAGTTTAATCAAAGCTGTGTTTATTTTGTTATCTATTGGTTCATTCATTATCAGACACCTCCTCATAAATATAAGCATCAGCTTCTTCTATTTCAAAATCATCTAAAGATTCAGGTTCTTCTCTATCTGTACTTTTGTTGTTATCTTCTAACCATTTATCTAAATTGTTAGTAGTAGCTACATAGTCACGATTACCACAACCATCATGCCAATATATGTTATATAGATTCATCAGTCACCTCCTCTGTTGTATATTCAACTTCGATATGGAAAGCATAGGAATAAGGCTCAATCCCTTCTTCATTAAGCTCCCAATCTATGATGTTGCTTAAAGTTTCAGTAGTTTGTTTATCGAAATCTCCAAACATAATTGTTTTTGTTTTACTCATCATACACCTCTATTATTTGTAAGTTATCAGGGTACAGCGCAATAAAGGTCAGTATTGAAGATTTATTATTTGCTTCTTTAAACTCAGCATCACTGACACACTCTAAAGCACTAGAATAATTATTTGCTTCGACTGTTGCGGTAGACACATTTAAGTCTGTATCTGTTTTTATTAACATCCATTTACTATTCATCAGATACCTCCTCATATCCCGTATATATTAAGTATTCTTGAAACTCTTTATCAGACATATCTTCGACACTATCTAACATAACATCATAAGCTAATCTATATAAGGCTTTCCAATCCATACTATCGACAGTATTTTCTGCCCATTCTTCTTTAGTCATTCTTTCATTCATATTCATTTATACTCTCCTAATAATTCGTCTGTTCTTTGTTCGATAAATTGCCAGCGATCAACAAGCTCATCAAATTTAAAATTGCTTGAATCTTTGATGGCTTGTTTAAACGCTCTTAATCTTTTTTTACTGTTTTGTTTTTTTGTTTTTTTCATAGTTTTTTTATTTGGTATTCATAAAGCTCTTACTGATTGCATATTTATCAACCAAATCTCTTAGCTCTTCATCTTCATGTAGAATCATAGTGCAAGCTGTTAAATCCCAACTAACATCATTAGCTTTTCTTGCTACTGTTGAAAAGTCAGCAAAACCACCATCGCTCTGATCAGAATTTGAAAAGGCAGAGACAACTTTAATCTTTGCTTCATCAATAGTCATATCTTCTGTCATAGGGTTTCCTGTCATCCAGATATACATAATTCTAATTGACATATTATGTAGAGGTACAAGCTCATCGTTGTTTTTTGTTTTTTCCATTTTGTTTGCTTCCTTTGGTTTGTTCATGCTATCTATCCTTTCATAGTTTTAGTCAATAGTCAATAGTTAAATCGTAAGTCATTGATTTATAAAGATATTTATTTTACTTTACCTGTCATAATCATATATAACTTGCGCATTATATTGTTATAACTTTTGGTTATATATGTAATTCATAATCCCTCAAACACATTCCAAACATTTCTATTTCATCTTTGAATGTTATCTCTTTACATTTTGGACAAGTATGTTTCTCTATTGTTTCTTTGTTTGTTTCTTTTTTCATTTCTTTTTGTAGTTCTATTAAATCGTTTCTATATTTCCATCTATTCATTTTTATATTACTCCTTTGATGATAGTAGTTTTTAATTTATTGTTGCTAATATTCCTAAGATTGTTAAGACTACTGCGATTGCTATTACTATTATAAATGCTGTCTCTACCATTTTTATCTACTCCTATTATATTGTTTAGTTTCTTTTATTCTCATGTAATTCTTTTGTGGGTTGTTCGTGTAGTTTCTTCGCGGTCTTTCTTGTGATGATCTGAATCCGCTTGACTGATTACCATATCCTAACATGATTAATATTTCTTTTTCTATCGGTGTCATTTATACCTCCTCTAATAGTTTGTTGAATGTTTCGCTGTCTACTCTTATGGAATGATCCCTATTGATCCAGTTAAGATGCTTTCCTGTTGTGGTACTCCAAACATTTTCTTGGATCACTAAGCCAGTATTTAAGCTATTGAAAGCTACTAATGTATCATAGCTGAAATAATAATCATTATTATAGCTATCTGTAAAACCTTGCGTATGTCCGCTATAGTTTCTACTTGAGTAGTTGCCGTAGTTCCATTTTTTAACGATGTTATTTTTAATTTGATTCATTTTTATATTGCTCCTTTTTTATTTTATTTTATTTTTAATATGTATCTTTTAAAATTATTCTAGTGTTGCTTTCATAAAGATTATGATTCCAATCATCTATTTTAATATTATGAATAATAATTTTATAATCTGGATTCATTTCTAATAATTCTGCTACTTTATAATTTATTTCTTCTATCAAATTCTCGCTTTTATTGTTTAGATCATCTAATTCTATGTCGTTTCTTTTCATTTTTATATTACCTCTTTTTGATTAAATTATATGAGCAGTTTAAAATCATACTCAGGATTTTTCAAGTTATTTATTATTTTTTAATTCTTCGTTTGTTTCTCTCAATGCTTTTTCAAATTCTTCAAAGCTCTGATAATCTTCACCGAATACCTCGTCTAGTTTTTCAGAGTCTAGCGAATCTTCGTGCTTTAGTTTTTCATTTAGTTCAATCATTTTTATATTGCTCCTTTTGTTTAAGCTTGCCCAGATCTTTGAGGTGTCTGGGCTTGACCTTTTTTTGTTTAGTCTTGATACTTATATCTTTTATTTGCTCTGACTTGCTTCCAGTTTTCAATCTTTGAGCAATCCCAACCCTGTAATTTTAGTGTTCTATACTCTGTAACAGTTGCTTCATCTTCTTGATATTCTGCTTTAACAAAAGCTTCAATGTTTTCATTGTTATCAAAAATATTTACTAAACAAAGACTCATTATATTTCTTGAAAATTTTGCAGTTGTGTTTTTTATTTCAATATCAAGAAGCTCAAAGCCTATTTCTTCAAAAGCTTTTGCAGTTTTTATGATGTCCCTTGTTCTGATTGTGATGTTGTTTAGTTTTTTCATGGTATTTGTGCCTCCAAAGTTGGCTGTTTTTATTTAAGTTACAGACACAGTAGCATACTTTATAGATCCTGTAAAGATCAAAAGAGTAATAAGTGTGTGGGATTATGTGGGATAACTTGATAAATCTTTCTAAGTCATTGATATATAAGGTGATACCCTTACTAAGTAATCATACTTGATAGACTCGATAAGACTTTACGAGGGATCATATACCAGTTGACTTGGTAAGATGCGCAGAAGATTTAAAAAAACTTTATAAAGTTCTTGACAAACTCTTTAAAGTGTGCATACCGAGACTTAAAAAAACTTGATAAAGTTCTTGACAAATCTTATAAAGTATGCTAGGCTTCAATCTTAATAAGCTGTGGATAACTTTGTTAAGTTCTTGTGAAATTTTACAAGTCTTGATGGGGGTGGGCAGGGTGCCATGGGGGGTGGGGTGGTATATAATATAGTGATTGAATATTTTATGAAGAAAATGAACTATATACTAGAAAAGGGCGCTGTCTGACTTTGCGCACTTAACAAGGGTTAGTGAGGGCTTGTGATATATGTATTCAACCCTCGGCATACTTAATAGTTATTATACATACAGATATTGATTTTGTCAAGCATTATTTCATTTGTGAAATTTCACAAGAAATAACAAACATAAATTTAAAAAAAGACTTGACAAACCTGTAAACCAGTACTATAATACAAAATATGGTAAACACATTCTTAAAACCTCAATCAAATAATAATAATAATTCTAAGACTTTAACAGACAAACAACAAAAGTTCTTAGATTGTTTAATAGAACACAATGGCAATGCAAAACTAGCAGCCAAAGAAGCAGGCTATAGCGGTAATCACTACCAAGTAGTAAAAGCTCTAAAGAATGAGATATTAGATCTAACGACAGACATATTAGCAAATAGCGCACCTGAAGCTGCTGTACGTTTAGTTGATATTATGCGCACAGACAAACCCATCCCTCAAATTTCAAATAAACTACAAGCAGCGCAAACAATCCTTGATCGTGTTGGAGTAACAAAACAAGAACGATTAGAAGTCAATCATAAAACAAGCGGAGGTGTATTCATACTTCCAGCCAAAGAAGAAGTAACAATAATAGATGTGGAGGCAACAGAGATAGAAGATGCAGCAGAGTAGTAATAAAGAATCTTTCATGCAATGGTGCAAGTCTTTATACGATGAGAATTGTTTAGAAAGACATTCACACGGATTAGAACCTTATAAGAACTTCGAGACTTACTATTTTAAACATCATCTATGGTTAGACAGGAAATACGATGAAGAGATCAGATCTAAACTTTAAACATTTAAAAGAAGCCAACGAAGGATACTTTGAACATATGAGTGTTGCTATATGGTATGCTATTCGTTTAGGTTGTTTAGCGCTACGTGTAGCCGTCCATGCGATTATTCCTTTTGTCTGGCACAACGAAGTGGATCCTACAATAAGAAGACTCAACCAAGACAGACACGACAGAGCCTGCTTAAGAAGCAGATACTTAAACTGATTATGCCTCCCACGAAGTTTAGACCAACAGAAAAGAGTTACGATAGACGTACAGGCAAGACTGCAATCATTCGTCACTACATGAAAGCAATACCAAAGAAAGAACTCATAGACTACTTAAACAAAGAGTCTTCACCCAAAAAGAAAAAGCACAAAGTTATAAAAGAACTAGAACGCAGAGGAATCAGGCTCGTATGGAAATAGACCAAGAGAAGTTAAACATGCAGGTACATAATCTTCCTGCAGTGGTTATGTTAGAATGTCAATTACCAGAAGATATAGTATCTAATTTAAACGAATACTTAGACGAATACAAAGAAACAGCAGAAAAGAAATCATTGGCAGGTACGTTGGTCGGACAAATACACCAAGGCGAACAACTCTTAATGGATCACCAGCATCCACTTCTTGCAGACTATTATCGCTTTATAACCACAATGGGTGTCATGTATCTTGAATCGTTTATGAATATTACAGGCGCAAGGTTTGAACCCATCACTGTAGACATCGATGAACTGTGGTCCGTACACAGCTTTGAAGGAGATTACAATCCAATACATGATCACGGCACTAAAACACTTATGGGAATCAGTACAACGTGTTGGACAATGGTTCCAGAACAAATAGGTAAGCTAGGAGAAACAGGCACAGGCAACGCAGAGAACTACAGTCTTTATAATGACTCAGGTGCTTGCGATGGCTTCTTGGCTTTTACGTATGGTCGCAATGAGATTATGAACACCGAAAGACTGCGACCACCGCAATCAATTACATTACAGCCTAAAGTCGGTAGACAGTTGATGTTTCCATCTTGGATGCAACACATGGTCTATCCGTTCTTTGGTGAAGGAGAAAGGAGAACGATTGCTTCAAATTTAAATTGTTGGAAACAATCAGAACTTAATAATAATAACAAAGGTAAATAAAGATGAAAGATAATTTTGATAGAACAATGAACTTCTGGAACATAGGCTTGACCGATTGGTTTAAGACTAAGTTTCTTGGATACGAAGAAGTTAAGGTACGCACAAGAAATAAAAAAGGACACTTTGTTAAAGACGATCCTAAAACAAAAAAGAACGAAGCGTATAAGACAGCAATACGTAAAAAGAAAAAATGACAAAGATCTGGCGCAAAAACGAATGGGAAGAGTCAGGACATAGTTTATTAAATAAAACAGTTTTAGAATCCGATTTAAAACGCAGAACAAGTTCGACTGTTCCTTTTGGTTACAAGCTTCACGAAAAAGATGAACGCTATATGGAACCAATTAACAAACAAATAGAAGCTCTTGAAGCAGTGGAAGGAATGATCGTAAAAGAAGAAATTTCTTTGCGTGATGGCTGTGATTGGTTAGAAAACTACACAGGTCGTAGTATTACTCCAATGGGCTTAAAAAAAATAATAGATAAAAAGTATGGAACAAGACCAGAAAGACTGG